CCGCAGCACCTCGCGCCGCACCGGGTCGTAGTGCAGGTTGCACAGGATGGCGCGCTTCGTGTTGTCGGTCAGGGACACGATCAGGTCCTCGCCGAGCGCGCTGAGCGCCCGGTTGCAGATCCCGACGATGCTGTCCCCCTGCGCCATCCTGCGCCGCCGTCAGTCGAGGGCGTATTTGATGATGAACGTCAGGTTGCCGGAGGCCGGCAGCGCCGCCGTCCCCACGGTCACCGTGACGTCCTCGTAGCTCTGGCTGGCCGCGCCGCTCGGCCCGTCGAACCCGGCCGTGATCGGCACGCCCAGCGTGGCGGCGTTGCCGAGCTGCACCGGGGTGCCCACCGTGGTCAGGGTCTGCGCCGCGGCATACTTCGCGCTGTTGCCGTTGCCGGCGTCGCCCACCGCAATCGTCGCGGTGCCCAGGCTGGTGTCGGTCACCGCCTTGATCTCGGTGATGATCGAACCGATCGGCAGCCGGGCGATCCCGATCACGGTGCCCGACGCCTGCGCCGCCAGCGCGATCTGGCCGACAAAGACCCGGTCGCGCGCCCCCGCGACCGTGACGGCGGGCAGGCTCTGGAGCGCCCCGTTGGTGTTCCCCGTCAACTGGGCCATGACGGTCGAGTAGGCAGTCGTAGGCGTCGCGGGCATGTTGGCCTCCTGTCAAGCGGGGTCGGGCGCCGCCCGCCCCGGTGTTACGTTCCGGGATCAGACGCCGATCAGGCGCACTTGATCTCCACCATCTTCGCTTCTTCGAGCCGCGCCGCCCCGATCGACATCGCGGAGTAGACGTACCAGCTGAACCGCTTGTCCGGCCGTTCGCTGATGCGCCCCCAGATGTCCTTCGCGATGCCGAGGCCCATCGCGGACTTCCGGTAGCAGGGCACCCGGGTGTAGCCGCTGGCGTCGGTCAGCAGCCGCTCCGAGTGGATGAACCGGAACCCCATGAAGGTGTCGATCTTGCCGTCCACCAGCGCCTTCACCGCCGCATAGTCCGAGCTGGTGGCTTCGGTGGTGGCCAGCAGGTTGCCCTTCTGCTTGGCGGCGATGACGATGTAGCGTTCCTCGTCTTCGTCGCCTTCGGCCGCGTCCAGCGCGACGCTGGCGGAGATCAGCTTGGAGATCGTCAGCCCGACGTTCCCGCTGCCGTTGCCATAGGTCCAGTCGTTCACCGCGACCACGGTGCCCGCCGGCGCCGCCGGGTTGCTCTCGCTGTTGCCGTTCGGCCAGACCACCGCGGTGGACCCGCTGTGGCCGGTGTAGGCGGTGGCGAACTGTGCGCCGATGATCTCGTCATCGAACGAGCGGTTCATCGCGTAGGCGGCGTTCATGGAATAGGCGCTGGTGGGATCGATCAGCAGCCGCACCTTGTCTTCCTGATCCACCAGGTCGCCCCAGTCGTAGTCTTCGGGGGCGAGCCGGCGCCGCAGGTGCTGGCTGTTCATCACCGGGCTGTCGGCGTGCCGCGCGGTCACCTTGCGGGCCGCGGTCGGCGCGAGCTGATCGAAATACGCGCTCTCGCCGGTGATGGTGTCTTCCAGCACCGTGGGCCGCAGCCGCACGTTCTGCTGCTGGGCCAGGAACCGGACCGTGCCGGTGAACTGCTGGACGAAGGCGTCCGTCACTGTGAAGCTCATTGTCCTCATCCGTCTGTGCGCCGGTTTCCCGCCGGCGCGGTTTCAAACGGCCGGCGCCACAATGGCGCGGCCCGCTCTGGACGGTTGAGCTCCCCGATCCTGCGGCCTGCGCCGCTCCATCGGACCCGCACCTGGCGTTTTTCGGCCGCCTGCGCCGGACCCTTCGGCCGGACCCGCTAGAGCGAGCTCCCCGGCCTCCGCGTCATGCCGTCGCCTATTCGGCGGCGGGGTAGGCCATCTCGTGCAGCCGGGCCATCTCGGCGACCGCCTCGGCATGCCCTGGCGCGCTCTTGCTGGTCAGCACGGCCGCGAACTGCTTGTCCGCGTATTTCGCGGCGATCTGCTGGCGCGCCTCGGTCGGTGCCAGCAGGCCGCCGCCGCTGCCGGCGCCGGCGCGACCGAGCAGACCGTCCTCGGCCAGCGCGCCGCCCAGCTTGGCGAACAGCTTCACCAGGCCGGGATGATCGCCGAGGCGGCTTTCCTCCAGATACTTGACCGTGTCGGCGTCGGCGTAGTGCGCCAGGCCGCGCTTCGCGAGCTCGAGGTTCTGGTCGTATGCCTGCCCCCATTCCGCTTTCAGCGCCCGCTCGCCTTCCTGCTGGCGCGTCTGCACCGCCTGGTCCTGCTGGGCGACGATCTGCTCGGCGTAGCCGTTCCAGGCCTGCACCACGCGATCGAGCTGGCGCTGCGACAGGCCGGCCTCGTGCACGGCGGGCAGGATCGCGGCATGGAACGCCTTGTCCGCCTCGCTGAACTCGGTGCCGGGCGGCGGCGCCAGCGTGTAGCCGTCCGCTTTCTCCGGGCGCCCGAGCTTGGCATAGGCTTCCGCCCAGCCGGCCGCGTCGTCCGGGCCCGGGACCTTCACCAGGTCCTGCGGCCGGCCGCCGATCATCTTCGTGGCGTGCAGATAGCTGCTCGCCAGGCCGTCCAGATCCTTGATGTCGCGGAATGCCGCCTCGCCGCGGATCTTCTCCGGCAGCGTGTCGGCGAATACGGGAGGGCTGCTGGCGGACCCTCCCGTCCCAGGGGAGCCGCCGGCGGCGCTGCCCGAGGCAGCGCCAGCGCCCGATGGAGACGCTCCCGACGCGGCCGTGGCTGCCGCTCCCCCGCTCGGGGATGCGCCGCCAGCGCCCGCGGCGGCTCCGCCGCCCGCGTTCCCCCCGGTATCCGCTGCAAAAACGATCCGTCCGAACCGCAGAAACATCAGCGCGCCCCACCTTTCTTGCGCGAGCGGATCAGCACTTCCGCCAGCCGCGCCTGCATCCCCAACTTACCGGGCGCACCCGCTTCCTTGCGCGCATAGGCGAGCGTGCTCATCCCCGCGCGCTGCGCCTTCGCCCGGAACTGCCCGTGCGCGTTCGCCGTCGCGCCCTGTTCCCAGTGTTTCGGCGCCGCCATCACTCCTCCTCCGCGGCTTCCAGCCGCTCCGTCGTGCGTTCCTGCGCCAGCTTCACCAGCTCCGGCTCGCTCCAGCGCAGTTGCTCCAGGACATGCAGCCCGATCGACCGCCGCCCTTCCTTGAACGCCGTGTGCTCGGCGGTCGCGCTGATGCTGGTCTCCAGCATCCCGCACGCCCGCAGCAGATCCTTCAGCACGCGCTCGCCCGCCGTGGACAGGAAGATGTCCCGGTAATCCTGCCCGAGCGCGATCCGGCGCTTGAAGGGGTTACGCGGCAACATTGAAATCCCACGCCGGGCGCAGCCCGATCTCGTACAGGAACGCCCGATACTCCGGCGTGGTCACCAGCACCTGCTCGCACCGGGCCGCCTCGAAATCCGGCCGGAACCCCAGCGGCCGCTTGCGCTTCGCCACCCGTTCCAGCCGCGCCTTGATCGCCCCGGTCCAGTAGCCGTCCAGGTTGAATTCACCCTTGTGCAGCTCGCAATAGTGCAGGGTGGTCATCACCCGCAGCGGCGCGTGTCCCGGCTCCCATGGCGTGCGCGACGGCACCACAATCCGCGGCGCCCGCCGCACCTCGCGCAGGCACACCAGGCCGGAGTGATCGCACCGCATGTCGATCCACGGCAGTTCGTTCACGACAGCCTCCGCGGCAACTCGGGTTCCTCGCGCCAGTGCGTCACGCCGTGGAACACCGCGCTTTCGACCGGCCGCCCGTTGACCGCCAGCATCAGCAGCTTGCCGTCCGCCCCGACGGCGCAGCGGCGCAGCAGGTGCCCGTCGCTCGCCAGGAACGGCCGCCCCAGCGGCACCGGAACCTCGCCGAGCGAGAACCACCCGGCGCGCTCCACCGCCAGCACGATCTTCGCCAATGCGTGCTCCGACATGTGCATCTTCAGGTCGGCGATCAGATACGCATCCAGCGCGCGCATCCTTGGATCGGCCAGGAACCGCGCGCTCATGCCGCCCTCGCCAGATACGGGAGCACCGCGCCGGCGCCCGGTGCTCCCTGGTCGATCGCCGGCGCCGGCCCGTTGTCGTTGCCGCCGCCGAGCGCCCCGGCCTGCGCCAGGTTGCTCACCGCCGCGCTGCCGTCCTTCGCGCTCTTGGCCAGCCCGGCGATCTGCGCCTGCTGCGCCATCGCCTGCTCGGCCTCCGCCTGCTGCGCCCGCTCCTGCGCCACCTGCGCGGCGGACTTCATCGCGACCGCCGGCGTGTTCAGGTCCCGCGCGGTCAGCCGCAGGATGCCCTCGGCATCGATCGACTTCGCCGCCATCGGGTCCAGCTGCATCAGCCCGACCGCCGTCTGCACCAGGCGCTGGATCGCATCCAGCTGCGAGGTCCGCTGCGCCACCGCGATCGGCGAGACGTATTCCACCCGCAGCGGCACGCCCGACAGCTCCGC